GGTCACTGCCACCTCGACTTCTCACACTTGTGGCAATTTGAAATTCGATGTCCATGTCTGATGAGGTAAAAAAATAAAAAATGACTATTATCATAAATTTAAGATGTTTTTTAACTAGTTATAGCTAGAATGACAATAATCACTTTTAAACAAATGATTTATAAAGGACATAGGGTTGGGAATAGAACAAAAACACACACCAGAAACTCAATTATGCTCAAAGAAGGATTTGGAAATCATGTGGAATATTTCCAAAGGCGAAGCAAACAACAACGTATATAAAACATATATTAGAAACCCAAAGAAAAATAAACAATATAAAATTATAGATATGGGGGCTTATTGTCTTATTAATGACATAACACCAGATTTATTAAGGGTATTTGTTGAAAATGGAAAGCGTATAGTAGATGTGCTTGCAGGAAATGGAACAGATGTTTCAAAAGAGCATAAAAAAGTAGTGGTTATGGATGAAGAAGAATATAAAAATTACGAAATGTTTAAAGCTATGAAAAATGTTATGAGTGGCAAATGATAGAACAAATAATAGACACATATATATTTAAACAAAAAGTATATGTAAACACTAAGTTTTTATGTGCATACTTCAATAGAACAGATAAACAAATAGGAAGATGGAAAAAAGATGGGCTTCCAGTATTTAAAAAACCAAAAGAGCTAAATAAAAGAGGTGACTTTTATAATCTTGAGGAAGTTATAAAATGGGTAGATGAAAATGTAAATAAAATTAAAGCATCTAACTCTAAAAAAACAGATGATGAAATAGATTTAGAAGATGAAGAAAAGCTTTTTGAGATGTACACGAATGGTACAGCACAGCAAAAAAGAAAAATACTTCTAACTCTAAGTCAAAATAGACTAGATAATTTTAGAAAAATAGAAGATATTATCGCAAAAGAAGGAGCAAACAAAGAGCTTGATTCAAAATATGCACTTGTGGACAAGGTTAAAAAAGGTGAGCAAGAACTAGCTTCAATATTTATTTCATTGCTTAAAAACTCTATGCCAGTTCTAAGTAAAAAGCTTGAAAATAAAAAACAAGATGAAATTTACCATGAGTTAGATAGGCACTTTAAAAAAGAAATAAATAAAATCATAAAATACATCAAAACAGATGAAGAAGTAATAGTAGCACTGGTAGAGATAATAGATGCAATAATACAAGCAGTTACAGAAAAAAATGTTGCACATGAAAAAATTTTAAAACTAATAAGGGGGTTAAAATAAAAACACTAACAAAAGAAGATATAGCACTATCTCTACTAATACTACTATATCTTTCTCTAATAGTATCAGGTGCAATAGCAATAAAACAAACATATGGAGTGTAAAAATGTTAAACGAAGTAAATAGATTAATAAATGGAAGAGGTATAGGCATAGAAATGGATGATAAGTATTTTGAGATAGCTAAAAAGCGTATAGAAGATGCAGTAGTAGAGAAAGGATTGTTTGATTAAATGGGAACAACACTATCATTTCAAGCGCCATTTCTTGAATCAATACTTGAATGGAAAGAATTTATACCATCTAAAACCTGGTTTGAAAATGAAATAAGACTTTTAAGTGGTAAAGTTATGGGTCAATATGATGCAGACCGTATGCCTCATGTTGAAAGAATATTTGAAGAGATTGATAAACTATCTGTAACTACTATCACTTTAATGACTGCATCTCAAACCTCAAAAACAACAGTAGGTGTTGGAGTAATATTTAAATATGCAGATACAGAGCCATCAGATTGTCTTATTATGTTTCCAAGAGAGTCTGAGCTTAAAAAAATGTATGAAAATAAAGTAAAAAAACTTTTAGATGGATGCAATACTTTACTTGAAAAAATCAAAAATACTCAAGCAGAAGATAGAAAAAAAGGTAAAGATTTACTAATAAAGGTAAATGGAATAGTAATCAATATCTTAGCTACAAACAATACAAAATCTATCTCAACAAAATTTAACTACTATGATGAAGTTGTAGAGTTTCCAATAGGTAAGCTTGAAGAAGCCATGGAAAGAGCAAAATCATTTAATGAATCTGGAGAAAAGTTTTTAATCACATCAACTCAACACCCAACAAAAGGTGGAGAAGATCAAATAAACTTTTACTTCAATGTATCAGAGTTAAAACTTCAATATTGGGCTTACTGTCCAGGATGTAAAGAACACTATTATCCAGAACCAGAAACTTTAGTATATCCAACAATAGACGAATACAAAGAGTCAGTAGGAATAGATAAAGATACAGAAATAGATGTATACAAAATACTATCAGAATATGCACCATACGTAAGGGAGAATGCAAGGCTTCAATGCCCTCACTGTAATCATAAAATAAACAATGAAACTAGAAGAAAACTTATCCTGGATAAAAAATTTAAATGGGTAGAAGTAGAACCACTAACAATAGATGAAAACAATATCGTAACTGCATGGAAGCAAGTAGATACTCCAAAAGAAAACTACAAATCAGTAGGTTTTGATATAAATACTCTTGCAATAGAATCATACAATATGGGGGATATAGCAAAAGACCTAATACAAGCTGAATATGATAAGTCAAAAATATCTCGTATGCAGGTACTTTATGTAGGTTATTTCAATAGAATATATAGGGTAAACATCAAAAAAAGAGAATCATCAGATATTTTATTGCTTACAAACAAACTAAAAAGCTGGGTAGTGCCAAATGATACTGCAAAACTATACTTTATTGTAGATACGCAAAAAGACCACTACTGGTGGATGGTTATGGCAGTACAATGGGGCAAACTATTCAACGTAGTTGCACATGGTAAAGCATACGAAGATAATCAACTAAAAGAATTAATGTTTAAAAGATACTTTACTCAAGACGGTGAAGAAAGATATATAGATAGAGCAACAATAGATATGAGAGGTTATCAAAGAGCAGAACAAACAGATGAAGATGGAGAAGTAATAGAATCAAAAGTAAACACTACTGAAAGAATCAAAGAATTAATCATACAAATAAACCTAGAAGCAAGACAAAATGGTTTTGCAAAAAGAGATGAGCACTTCTTGTGGGGAACAATGGGTCAACCTCAAATAAAAATATCAGCAAAAGAGCTAGAAGAAGCAAATAAAAGAGGTGAAAACCCAACAGGAGAAATGTTCTTACTAAAAACAATAGAAAATAAAGAAAATCCAGACTTCACATATAAAGTTTTACATATATCAAACCTTGCAGCTAAAACAGAACTTTTCCAAGCAATAAATGACAATATAGATAACTTTAAAAATGAAGCAGAAGGATTAAATCCACAGGCAGTAGAAAACCTATATTTCATCAATGAAGATATGAGACAAGAAGGTTTAAATAGAGCAAATCCAAGAAATGAAGATTTTGAAAAAATGCTTACATCAGAAATATTCGACTATGATATCAAAAATGGTAAAATGCAACCATACAAAACATTCATCAGAATTAGAAAAAGAAATGACCAACTTGACAACTCGGCAACAGCAGTAGCACTAGCAAGTTATGACAATATAGCATTAGGTGGAAATAAAGTTAAAACACATTTTGATCCAGCAGCACTATTTAATAGTTTTAAAAAGAAATAAGGAGTTAAGATGAAAAATAGGAGTATAAAGTGGAAAGCATACCAAAAGATAGACAAATAATCATAACTCACAAGATGGGTACAAATGTAGCTATATGGAGTGGAGCAGATAAGCAGTTTGTGTATGCAAATATTCAAGTAGATATGTATAAAGGTGAATGGAATATGCACTATTTTGAAAATGAGTATATAGATGAAAAAGATATTTTAGAATGGAGAGAGATATGAGTAAGATAGATTTATATAAAGGTGACTGCTTAGAAGTTATGGATGAGCTTATAGCTAAAGGTGTTGTTGTTGATGCTATTATTACAGACCCTCCATATAATACATTGCACAAAAAAACAACATGGAATAATTGGGATATTCCTATTGATATCAATAAAATTTTTTCAAAATTATACTCAATTTTAAAACCAAATGGAGTGATTATACTGTTTGGATATGGATTGTTTGCTCATCATTTGGCAATGGCTGATAAAAAAAACTATAAATATGAATGGATATGGAAAAAAACTCAACCAACAGGCTTTTTAAACAGTAAAAAAATGCCACTTAATGACTATGAAAATATAATAATATTTTACAAAAAACAACCAACTTTTAACCCGCAAATGACAAAGGGTTTGCCATACAAAACAAAAAAGGGAACTTTATCTAATAATTATTGCAGTAGTGATAAAATAGTAGAAACAATTAATCATGGCGACAGATATCCTACTAGAATATTAGAATTTAAAAAAGATAAACAAAAATTTCACCCAACACAAAAACCAGTAGCACTAATGGAATATCTAATAAAAACATACACCAATGAGAGCGAATTAGTTTTAGATTTTACAATGGGAAGTGGAACAACTGGAGTAGCTTGTAAGAACTTAAATAGAAGTTTTATCGGTATAGAGTTAGATGATAAGTATTTTGAAATAGCTAAAAAACGTATAGAAGACACAGTAGTAGAGAAAGAACTGCTTGATGGGTAAAATAGGCCTAAGTTTAAATTAAACTAAAAACTAATAAAATACAGCAACAGAGGATTAAAACACTCAACCCCAAATGACGGAAGTACCATATGACTCTACAAGAACAGGCTACTGAATATAAAGAATTAGCAGATTTAACTTTAACAGCATTAAAGAGTAGCTATTCAGCAGGAGTTATTGTAGGATACACAACAAATGGTACTAAAGTTACCTATACAAACGAAACTGCACTGAGACAATCACTTGCAGAGTATAGGCAAAAACAAGCACACGCAAATGCACAAATCACTCAGTTAAACTTTTTAGGATATAGCTCATGATAGATTATTTTAAATTATTCTTTGCAAAAAAAGCTATATTGTATGGACTTAATTCTTTAAGAAAAATAAACACTTCACAAAACCACCCAGAACTTCAGAAGTCAAGAGATGGAATTAAAGCAACAGAGGATGCACAAGCATTAAGATTAAATAACGATTTAATTGCATCATATGTAAAAACTCTTAAAGCAGGAGTTGTAGGCGAGGGGACAACTCTACAATACAAATCAGATGATGTAGAATTAAATAAAAAAGTTGAAAGATGGCTTGAAAGATGGAGTGAAGTTGGAAACTGCTCTATTAGAGAAATTTTATTTAGACAAGAAGCTGAAAGAAATATGGTTGCAGAAGCAGCAGTAAGAGGTGGATTTATTATAAGACATCATTGGGATAAAAGATTTAAAACGCTTTATAATTTTGAAATAATTTCTTGCGATAATATAGATAGGACCAAAAACAACTTTTCAGAAGGTCTATACTTTGGTACGCAAACAACTTCTTTAGGTAAAATTGATGGACTTTGGTTGTATGTGGACCAAAATAGAACAACATCTAAATATGTAAAAATGAAAAAAGGTAGCACTCCTAATATAACTCTATTTTTAGATATTTGGACTGATCCACATCAATATACAAATATTACTCCACTTGCAGCAATATTAAACACATTGGATAGGCTAGCTTCTTATGAAAGTGCAGAAATCAAAGGTGCAAAAGGTAGAGCAGAAAAATCTATCATAATTGAAACACCAGTTTACGAAATGATGATTGAAGCACAAAAGCAAGTGATAGAACAAACAAAAACATCAGCAGACAAAATAGAAGCGCAAAAAATACTTCATGAAATGTTACAAGAATTTACTCCAACTGGATTCCATGAAGGTGCAACTCCCGTTATGCCTGGTTCGAAAGTTTGGGATTTAAAAGCAGATGGAAACACAATTTATGCAGATATAAATGAGAACTCTAAGCAAATATTATCAAGAGCATTAGGTCTAGCACCTTCAACTGTAGCAGGTATTCCAGAATCATCTTATAATGTTGCACTTAAAAACGCACAAGCAGATGAAAGAGAATACGCCATAATGGCACAAATGCTTGTAGAGAAAGTTTTAAAGCCAATTTACAGAAGTGCAGTAGAAGCAGGGTATCTTTTAGGAAAATATGATTTACCAAACTATTATGAACTAAAAGAAGATAAATATGACTTTTATCTTAAAATAACAAGAAAAAGATTAGGTCATATCGACCCACTTAAGCAAGCACTTGGAGATGAGTCTGAAATCGCAGCAGGTCTTGAGTCTCATATTTCAAAAATTACAGCTAAAGGTAGAGATCCAGAAGATGTAATAGATGATGAAATTAAATATGAAACAATGAGAAAAGAAAAATTTGAAAAAGCAGGTCTTGTTTATATCCAAAGTGGTACAGATAAAATCAAACTTGAAGAAACAAAAAGAAATCTTATAGTAGAAGATTCAAAGGGAGCATAAATGAGAGGTGATTATTTTTTACAATATGTTTTAGGTGAGCCAATGATGGTAAGTCCATCAGGGTTTGTGAAGCTTAAAGCAATACTTGAAACAGGTGAGATTCCAAAAGCAATGGAAGGTGTAAAGGTTGCAAACGAATCTGTAACATACTCACAAATAAATGATATAGCAATTATATCAGTTGATGGTGGAATGTACAAAAAAGGATTTTCTGCAAACTGTATGTCAATAGCTTCATATGAAGCAATGATTTTAGCAATAGATAAAGCAGAAACGGACCCAAGTGTAAAAACAATCCTTTTTAGAGTAGACACTCCAGGTGGTTTTGTAGCGGGAGCGGACGAAGTAAGAGAGAGAATTTATACATCTCCTAAAAAAACTATCACTTTATATGAAAATCTAGGTGCATCAGGTGGTATGTGGATTTTTACAGCATCAGATGAGCTGTATGCGACTCCAGGAACAGATTTAGGTTCAATTGGCGTAGTGGTAGCATATGAAGAACAATCAGAAGAAGATGGTAAAAAAACAATTGAATTGGTATCTAAAAATGCTAAAAACAAAAGATGTTCGCTAAATGGAGACTGCAAAGATAGAATCCAGAAAAAAATAGATGAAAAAGAAGAAATGTTTTTTAGGGTATTAGAAGAAAACACAGGATTCAATCAAAAACAACTAGTAGAAATATTTGATGAAGGTGGTGTAATTAAAGCAGAAGATGCTCAAAAGGCAAACTTTATAAAAGAAGTTATCCACTTCAAGCCTTTGATGGAAAAACTAACATCTTCGAGAGTAAACTCGGCTTCGACACAAATCAAAAATTCTAACAAAGGAGCAAATATGAGTGACAACACTAATACGAATGAAGAGGTTACAGCTTTGGAAGCAAGCCATGCCGAAGCTTTAGCTAACTTAACAGCTACTCATGAAGAAGCTATCACTTCTCTAAGAGAAGAAATGGCAACATCAATTGCAACAGCAGTAGCAGAAAGTACAAAACTTCACAAAGAAGTTATTGCAATGGCTTTTGATAGAGGTGTGTCTAAAGATGTAGCAATGAAAATGCTAGATGCAGAAGATATAACATCAGCAAAAGCAACTTTAGTAGACAATATGTCTATGGATGAAAAACCAACGGGTTCTTCAACAAAAGCAAAAGCAGATGCTTGGGCTGATTTTAAATAAGGAGATATAAATGGTATCAGAAGGAAAACACACAGCGGAATTTATTGTAAGTGAAGCTAATGGTAGTAGATCAAGAGACAAAGGTACTCTTTTAGCAAATCAAGTAGTGGTTGCAGGTGAGCTATTAGGAATTGAAACTGCATCAGGGAAATATGTAGCATATGATCCAGCAGGAACAATTGTAGGTTCAGATACAGTAGCAGGCATTGCCTATGATAATTATGATGCAACAGGTGCAGATAAATCAATCGTAGTAATATCAAGAGATACAGAAGTAAGAGGAAGTGACTTAACTTACAATGAAGCAGTTGCAGGAACAGTTACAGCAGAAATCGCAGGGCTAAAAGCTCTTGGATTAATCGTAAGATAAGGAAGTAAGAATGGCAAATATTAATATTTTTGAAAACGATGCTTTTTCATTAACTAGTTTAACTTCATTTGTAAACAAAAAACCACATATTCCTTCAATGCTAAGAGATATGGGATTGTTTGAAGTAAAACCAGTAAGAACAACAACAATTTGGGTGGAAGTAAAAAATGGAAAAATTACTTTAATTCCAACATCAAACAGAGGTGAGCCAATCTTCCAAAATGAAAAACAAAAAAGAGACGCTGTTCCTTTACAATGTTTAAGATTAGCAGAAGGTGATACAATTACAGCTGATGAGTTACAAAACATTAGAGCAGAAGGCGAAGAAGCAGAACTTAAAGAAGTGCAAATGGAAGTTAATGATAGATTGGCTACTATTTTAGGAAATATTGACTTAACAGAAGAAAACTTAATGTTAGGTGCAATTCAAGGTATCCTAGTAGATGCAGATGGTTCAACAGTTATCTATAACTTATATGATAAATTTGGTGTAACTCAACCATTAGAAATTGACTTTGACTTAGATAATGCTTCGCCTGCACCAGGTGCTTTAAAGAAAAAATGTACAGAAGTAGTAAGAGGTATGGTTAGAGCTGGTGGAAATGCAATGTTACCATCAACTGAAATTATGGCTTATTGTGGTGATAATTTCTGGGATGATTTAATCTCACATCCAGAGGTACAAGGTGCATACAATAATTGGGTAGCTGCACAATCAATGTCAAATGAAGTTGGTGTATTTAAACCATTTAGATGGGGAGAAATTAACTGGGTAAATTATAGAGGAACAGATGATGGTTCAACAGTAGCAATTGGTGCTGATAAAGTTAAATTCTTCCCGAGAGGAGCAAGAGGTTTATTTGAAATCGCTTATGCACCAGCAGAATTTATGCCATATGTTAATACAAGAGGTCAGGCAAGATATTCTATGACTATCCCAGATATAAAAAGACAAGCTTATGTTGAAGTAGAAGCATATGCTTATCCGTTACCTTATTGTACTAGACCAGAAGTATTATTTAGAGGAAGAAGAACTTAATTGTTCTTTTCCTTAAGGAGATAAAATGAAAGTTTATGTAAAAAAAGATTGTATGGATTCAAAAAAAGAATTTCACGTAAAAGGTTCAACACCAGAAATGGACAAAGATAAAGAGCAAAAACTTTTTGACTTAGATTTGGTTGAAGAATTTGATGCAGAAAGACATACTGAAAAAACAGTAACAGGTGATGAGCAAAAACTTTTAGCTAAAATTGCAGAGTTAGAAGCATTAGTTGAAGAATTTGATGCAGAAAGACATACTGAAAAAACAGTAACAGGTGATGAGCAAAAACTTTTAGCTAAAATTGCAGAGTTAGAAGCATCAGTTGAAGAAAAAGATGATGCCTTAATTATAGCTACTGAAACGTTTGAAGAACTAAAAGAGCTAGTAATCCAAACTTCTGAATTACCAAAAGGTCAACTTCCAGAGGGATTTGATAAATTCAAAGGAGAATAAAATGGCAAAGCAACTAGAAGTAATAATACCATTTAAAGGTTTTAAAAAAGGTGATGTTAAAAATTTTAGCGATGAAATGGCTAAGAAATATGCATCAAATTTAAAAGAGCCAGCTCCTAAAAAAGTTAAAACTTCAAAAAAAGAAGAAGAGTAATATATGAAACCTCAAGATTTAGTAAAATATTCAATCTTATCATTGCAACAAAGAGAGAATACTGATTTTGAGGATATTCAACACAGAGGCTCTACTGTAAAAGCAAAAGTGGAATTCGGAGATTTTAGAAAACTTCAAAACCTAGTAAATACAACAGAATCTTTAGATGATGAGATAAGTTTTCTTGATGTGGATATTACATCTGATATTCAAAGAGGAGATGTAATAGTTTATGATTCCCAAGAGTATCAGGTGGAATTTTTCACAAAAGCATTTGGGCTTTATAAACTTTACTGTATTCAAAGAGATAGATTTGGGAGCATGAGAAGATGACACATCAAGTATATTCAAATGTTTCTAGCAGTATGCAAAAAATCTATGAAGCACACTGGGAAACAGGTAATGAAATTGCATCAAAAAACGGAAAACTTATAGCATATGCTCAAAGGGTAGCCTTTCTTAAAAATAGAACGCATTGGAGTATCAACTATAAAAATGGCAAAAGACAAATTGTTAAAAGAGATAGAAGAACTAGAATGGGTGCTATTGTAAATAGACAAGGTGTAACTCTAAGAACAAGACTTCACAATCTAATCCAATGGAGAACATACTCAACAACTGGTACAACAGTAGTAGGTGGTATGTTTAAATCAGGAACTACTGAGATAAGAGAAAATGGTAAGGTAATTGGGAAAACAAGAGTTGATTCAATTGGAAAGGGTAGTATTAATATCCTTCAAAAGCTAAACTATGGTCTAAATGCAAATTCAGACAAAATTAATGAAGTAGGTAATGATTTTAATTGGAATGGTGGAGCATCTATGAAAAGATTTAAAGGTAAGCATACTAAAGCCTTGCACTTCGCAGAAGAAGGAAGAAGAAATGCTCTAGGAAAAGTAAATGACAATATCCAAAATGGATTCCCTAAAGCTTTAGAAAGAAGAGCTAGATATACTCAAGTTAAAATGGAGAAAGCAATATGATAGTAAATTTTGAAGATATTACAAATCATATGGCTAAATTAATTCAGAATGATGCTGGAATCCAACAGTTTTGCTTGGATAATTTAGGCAATAATTTGCAGGTTAGAGATAATACTATTTTAAGCAAGGACCATATTTTAAGTCTGCCAACTTGTGAAATCAATAAGGGCTTAGAAAACAATCTAAAGCACGAAGACGCAAAAGAGACAAGAAAATCACAAATATGGACTGGAGCTATTATTTTTATTGGAGATTTTGGAGTTGATGCAAATAGGCAACTTCCAAATAATGCAATAGAGACAATAAATGGTGTTGAAACAATGAAACCTGCGGATTTAATGAGAATTTTAGGAAGAAAAGCAGGAGAATTACTGCATAATAAAATATCTTGTTCAAATACAACGCAAGGTATTTATCTGTCTAACTATCAGCTAGAAACAGATACATATTATGAGGATTCTACAGGTACGGTGGCTTGCTATTTAACATACGAGCTTTATAAAAGAAACACAGGTTTTAATTAAAATAAGGAGAAAATATGTCAGTAAGACAAGAAACAACTTACAGAAAGTATCAAGTCTTAGTTGGTTTTCAAAAAGATTTAACAGGCAATACATTATCTAAGGCATTAGATATTACATCACTTGTAGAGTCTTTAGAGTTAACATCGGATTTACAAACAAAAGATACATCAAGAGCAAACAATGCTGGTCAACAATCAAAAACTATTACTGGTAAAGCAGATTTTGCAGGTACTTTAGTTTTAGATAACCCAAGAGCATTATCTACAATTCTTTTATCTTCAATTCTAGGAAAAGGCACTTCGTATAGTTTCGGAGCACATTCTGCGTCATTATGGTCATTGACAACAGCAGTTGAAGCAGGTAATATTGTAAAATTATCATCAGGTGAGTTTCTAGTTGCTCAAAACGATGGAACAACAGGTGCAACTGAGCCAACTATCACTACAGAAGTGGATTATGATGATTTGCTATCATTAGATGGTGATGTGCAATGGAAAATAAGAACATCTCTTTATGAAGGTACTGATTATGCAACAACTTTTTGTACTGAAAAAATGATTATCATTGAAAAAACAAAAGAAGGTTGTGGATCATCTGAAATCTTTGATAGAGTTATGGAAGGTGTAGAGTTTACTCAGTATGCAATCGGGCAGCAAAATGGTGAAGTTGTTGCATCTCAAAACATTCCTTTAATTGGAAGTAGAGAAAGAAGAAGCACACAAGCAAACTATGAGCCAATAACTGTAACTTCAACAATTACACCAAGAGAAGACTATTGGACAAACAATCAATGTCTAATTAGAGTTGATGGTGAAAGATACGGTACTCTTTTAAACTTTATGTTAACATACACAAGAAATGTTACGTCAAGAGATATTATAGGAGAAAAAGATGAAAAAACAACTTCTTCTACAACGCCAACTTTCACAGGAGATGTGACAATTAAACTTGATACAGCAGAATTTGAAAAATTAAGAAAAACTGATACAAAATCAGTAGTAATAACTTTAGATGCACTTGATGGAGAATCAATTACAGCAACTATGTCAAACTGTCAGTTCTTTGCACCAACAATTCAAGCAGAAAATGGAAGAGAGTTATGGATGGGCGCATCTCTTAAACCATTAGGAACACCAGCTAACCCAATGGGAACTTTCAGTATTACAACAGCTACAAATTTTAGCTAATAAATAGGGGTAGGCTTTTCTTGTTGTCTTTAAGCCTACCTCTTCTAAATACAAGACAACATAAAAAAAATAAGGACAACAAAAATGAAAGATTTAGAAAAAACAACTTTACTAGAAAGAGTAGATAGTTTATCAGAAAAAGAACAAGAGTTGGTATCTAATTTTATAGATAACTTAACAAAAAAAACAAATTTACTACCAGTTTTTGAAGAAAAACTAAAATCAATCAAAAACAATCCAGTAGAAGAACCAAAACTTGCAAAAGCACAACTAGAAATTGCAGAAAAAATGAAAAACAATGAGATTGAATCAACAGAAGCATTACTTGAAATTGTTGGTGCAATTTATACTGATGAAGAAATTGAAGCAATCGAACTAGAATACAATTTTGAATTAAAAGATGTGGTTAAATTCGGCGGAGCAGTTTCAGATAAAGTATTTGGATACAAAGAGATTGTAGATGGCGTTGAGGTATTTAAAGAGATTGAGTCTCAAATGAACCTAAAACCAATTCCGTACTCTAAAAAAAGAGAAATTAGAGAGCAGCAAAAGAAATACTCTGATGCAATTGGAAAATTAGTTGGGTATTTAAATGAGACAGAGAAGAACTTTGAAGAGATTGATGAGGTTAAGCTAAAAGATCTTCAAGAAAATGCCGAAAAAGAAGAAAAAATATTCAGTGGCAAAATTAGCTCAGCACACAATTTAGATACATCAAGTATGTCTGATTGGGAAAAAGAACTTTTAAAACAAAAAGTGGTAGCAAATTCATTTGGTAACTATATGCCTCCAATGGGAAAGAAATAAAGTCACTCATAGAGTGGCATTTTTCTAAAGAGAGAATACAAGCTTTAAACAAAATACAAAAGCTAAAATCTCTCGGTGAAAAAATTGATGAAGATTTTTTCAATAAAAACCCAAAAATTACTAAGGCATTAGAATCTCCAAAGGTTTCAGATGAAGCTAGAGAAATCTACGACTTTATAGTAGATAATCCATATACTATAAATCGTGGAGCTGGTATGGGTGCAGATACTATTATTGGAGCTGACATGGCAAGACTTTCACAAGTAGCCAAGCAGGAAGATATAGATATCTACACATATAAAGAATTTTGTAATCTTTTTGTAAATCTTCAATCTAAACAAGAAGAAAAACAAAGAAAAGATTATGAATTAGAGCAAAAAGCGAAAAAAAACCAAAAATAAGATATAATAAAACCAAAAAAAAGGAAACTTATGGGCTTTTCAAATAAAATCAAAACAATACTTGAAATGGATGACAAGGATTGGAAAAAAGCCCTTAAGTCCATATCAGAAGCAGAAAAACAATACTTTAATGAATCATCTGCAAATACTGAAAAACTAATCCAGTCTAAAAAGAATCTTGCAAACTTTGAAAAAGAAAGAGATAAAGAGCTAGAGTCTATCAATAAAAGACTAGCACAAGCACAAGCAGCTAAAACTAAGGCATTAGAAAAAGATGACAAAGAAAGAGTTACTGCTATCAATAGAATCATCAAGCTATATAAACAACAAGCAGTAGAAGTAAAGGCAAATGCAAAAGTAAATATTGATGCAGCAAATGAGCAAGTAAGAAATACAAAACAAGCAATAGATAGTCAAATCCAATTCAATAAAGTTTTAAAACAAGCAAAAGTAGGATTTGAAGAATATGGCGCAATAGTTAAAAAAGCATCAGAAGAAGAAAGAAGAGCTATCTCTATGTATAATAGTGCTATTGATGCAAAACTTGCAAAACAAGCAGAAGATAGAAAACAAATTCAAGCAAATAAAATAGCTGAAATAAATGCAAAACATGAAATAATTGCAGCTCTTAAAAAACAGCAAAGAGAATCTGAAATTGCAACGCTAAAAGAAATAGATTTAAAACATGAAGTAATAGCAGCACTTAAACTTCAAAAACTTGAAGCTTCAAAAGCAGCTATGGCTGAAATAAACTCTAAATATGAAATAATAAATGCTCTTAAAAAACAAAAAGTACAAGAGGAAAAACTAAGAGCAGATACAATATATGCTTTAAAAAGCCAAAAAAGAGAACAAGAAGAATATAATCTAGCTTTAAGAGATGAATATAATGCACTGTATAAAAATACAAAAGAGCAAAACGCATATAATAACGCTAAGAAAAAATTAGACAATATGCTTCAAAATGGTGCAATAACAAGAACTCAGTATAATGCAGCACTAGAAAAAGAAAAACTAAATCTAAACAATAGTCAAAAAGCTACATCAAAACTAACAAACACAGTAGTAAGACACCTAAGACAAATTGAAACTTTGGTAATAGCATACTATACTCTATCAAGAGGATTTACATTTACAATCGGTAAAGGTATCGAAGTAAATAGAATGATAGAAGATAATACAAATGGTATCGCAGCACTACTTTCTGCAAATACACAAATGGTATTATCAAATGGTCAAGTAGTAAATTCGTATGAAAAATTTAAAATAGGTCAGCAAGTAGCAGCTAAAAACATGGAAGCTCTTAAAAAGGCTTCTGTGGACACTTACGCTACTTTCCCACAACTTACTGGAATCTTCCAGCAGGCAATCGGTCAAACTCTATCTATGGGCGATGCTTTTGGCACAACAGTAGATGAAATATCTAAAAACACAATCAAGTTAGCTCAAAGGATGTCTAATATCGGTGGAGCAATCGGTCAACCGATGGATAGAATCCAAGAAGAAATTAGATCACTTCTTTCTGGAAACGCATCAACAGATTCACTTATTGCAACAATGATTTTCGGAAGTCCTAGTGAAGCAAATGAAGCAATTAGAAAAGCTAAAAAAAGAGGAACAAATGGTCTTAAAGATATGCTTGATTCATATCTTGGAACATATGATGTTCTTGAAGGTATAGATACATACTCAAGAGCAGTGCTAAACCTTGAAAATGCTTGGGACTCAGCAATGAAATCTATTGTTAAAAAATCAGGTGCTTTTGAAGATATTAAAAATACATTTAATGATATGGCAAGAGAAATAGAGGCAAATAGAGACTTAATAACAGAAGGTTTCGACAAGACATACAAGACAATAAAAAATGATTTAGTCCCAATAATTAAAGATTTTGGAACTATAGCGGTATCGGTAGCAGGGATTGTAATAGGTGTAATATCGGAAATAGGGAAGGCTTACGAGTATTTATTTAAAAATTCAATATCTGAAAACTTAAGAATAATGGCATCGGACGTAAAAATAGGATTTTTAACAATTATTGATTCAATGAATTATACTTTTGTGTGGGCTTTTAATAATTTAAAAAACTTAACTCTTGAAGCACGTAGGGCATGGAATGAAACAATACTGGGATTTCAAATATCAGCTAAAAATGTATTGCCAGAATCAGTATCTTCGTTATTAGGTTATGATAAAAATAGTATAGAAGAGACAAAAAGAAAGCTTTTAAATATAAAATCAGAAATAGCAAAAAATGATTTAAAAATAGCTCAAGAATATTTAAATATATCAACAAATGCAGATAAAAATTATAAATCAATGGTTGATAGCAGAAAACAAATATTAGGAATAACAACACAAGAAATAGAAAAAACAAAAGAATTAAATGATAAACAAAAAAAAGCTTTAGAAAATATAGAGAAAGCAAATTCATACGCAAATCTTGTTCAAAAAATACCTATTGATAAAGAATTTGCACAAAAAATGCAAGAGGCAAATGAAAAAGCAAAAGGTCCAATTGCAGGTATTACAAAATTAATTAAAAAAGCAAATGATGAATTAGAAAAATATAAAAAACAATACGCTACTGCATCAACTCCAGAATTAAAAAATATAATAAATGAAAAAATAAAAACTGCTCAAACTTTTATAGTCAACAAAGAAAAAGATATATTAGAGTTAAAAACTAAATCAAATAAAAAAGATATAGATACAGCAGAAGCTTTAGAAGCTAAAGCTAAAAGACTAAATAAACAATATGCAGACCAAGCATCAACAAAAGCAAAACTTGCAATGTACGAAACAGGAAGTGTTGACGAGGCAGAATTAAATATATCTTTACAGCAAATTAAGATTGCATCACTAGGAACAGAGCTAAGTCTTTTAGAAGATAAGGAAACTAGAGAGAAGGTTTTAATAGAAATCTATGAGGAATCATTTAAATTAAATGAAATGATTTCTAACGAAGAAGAAAAGCAAGAAAAAGCGAAAAAGAAATTATGGAAAGAAGAAAATAAAAGAGCAGAAGAAAGAAGAAAAGAGCTAATAGCCTTAGCAGAAGAACAAAAAACTGTATGGGATGATGTATCAAAAACAATGATGCAATCTATGGATGATAACTTCTTTAATTTAATTACTGGAAAGTTTGATAGTCTAAGTGATTTTGCAAAATCTGTATTTAGAGATATATTTTCAGGAACTACAAATAATCTAGCTAGAAGTTTATCATCAATACTATCAGCAGGAACAGGGAATATTCTAGGTCTTACAGGCTCAACAGTTGCATCAATAGCAAAAGCAGAAGGACTAGAGCTAATCAATGGGAATTGGGTAGGTGGAGGAACTTCTGAAACAGGCGACTACAATATATCTATCTCAGAAGCAGGAGATATTGTAAGTGGTGCAGAAAAATTATCATCTGACACTCTTTCTACTTTGTCAAACTTAAGATCGGCATACAATTTTATTTCTAATCCAATGGCAACAATATATGCACCATCGGCATATGTAGGTCAAGCAGCGGGTACAATGTATAGTGCAGGATATACAGGAGTGGGAAATTTCTTAGCGGGAAGTGCAAACTGGCTAGGAGGAGGAACTGCTAGCGGTTTAACGGGTGGAGCTCTTGCAGGAAGTTTAACAACAGGTGCCTTGGTGGGAGGTGCAGGTGGCTATATACTAGGCAGTCTTGGTGATTCATTGTTTGGTGCTGAAACAAAAGCTTCTAGTTATGGTGCAATAGGTGGTGCAATAGGTGGAATGACTGGTAATCCATTAGGAGCATTAATAGGAGCAGCTTTAGGTAGTGTTGTCGGAGGAATGTTTGGAAGCACTAAACAAACTGACACTGGACTGTTTAGCGAGGATATAATAGGAATAGATACTCTTGATGCAATAGAAAGATATACTAGCTATAAAAAGAAATCTTGGTTCAGATCTAAATCATGGACAACATATCAAGAGATTGATGAAAAAACATTTAAAGCAATGGAAACTACTTTTGAAACAATGAATACTATGGCAGATGTATTGCTTGGTGTAACAACATCTAATATTACGCTTGAAGCTGGTAAGTATTCAAAAAATACTCTTATAGAAAAAGCACTTCCTATAGCATTAATAGATGAAGTAATGCTAGGCTCAATAGATGGAATATATGATATATGGGCAGATTATGCAGAAGAAGCAAGTACTACTGTGATAGATGCAATGCAATCAACTGTTTCAAGCTATAGAGAAACAATCAGAGAAATGTCATTATTTGCACTAAGAGGCGACTCAGTTGAGCAGCTAAAGCTTCAAGCAGAATACGCAAAAGCAGACTATGAATTGTTAGCAAAAGGACTAGGATTAGATGCTTCAAAAATAACAGTTGATAACTTTAATTATCATTATAGTAAAGCTATAAAAGAAGATTTTACACCAGAAGTTATTGCGCTATGGAACAATCTAGGAGATGCTTTAATAAATGCGACTCAACAATCGGAAAGCTACACAGAAGCACTAAAATCGAAAACAGAAGCACAGGCACAAGCATTAAGTGATTTTACACAATCATCGCTAGAGTCGATAACAGCATTAAAATCAGTAAATTTTGAATCGTTCTTAAATAATATAAATGCAGTTTTTGAAACTTTTATAACGCTAGAAGAGCAAACAGAATCAACAATAAAAGCACTTAGAAGCAAACAAAGCACAAACACAACATTTGACCAATTGGTGTCATATAATCAGCTAATAGCAGAATATGAATCAATTAAAGGAACAACAGATACAAAAAGACTAGAAGAAGTTTACACGGAAATACTGTCTCTATCTACATCTCTTGGAGAAAATGATAACTATATAAATAATCTAGTAAACTACTTAGAAAAACAAGATTTTGACTCAGAAAAAGAAATCGCAAGAGTAGCAATCGTGGATGGTCTTGGTGAACTATTAGAATTAAACCAAAACCAAGTTGATTCTCTAAAAGAGGTAGCTAATGATGGCAAAATCACAACAGAAGAATTAAGTAGTATATCAGGATTAAATAGTGAACAAATAGCAGCAATTCTTGAAGTTGTAAACAGTACAGCCACTTTATCAACAGAAGGAATTTTATCAAGCCTAGAGGAGTATGCAAAATATCAACTAGAAGCAATGATGGCTTCAAATAAAATGGAAACAGAAGCACTATCTCCTCAAACATTTAAATACGGTGACTATACAGGAGCACAAGAAAAAATAGACATATCAAAAGCACTAGGTGTAACTTACGAAGAAGCAGAACCTTTTATAGAAAAAATAAAAGCACTAGACGTTAGTCAAAATCTAAAACAAGATATTTCAAGTATGGTTTTAAATCCAGATACGGGATATCTAGATATGGAACAAGCAGAAAAGTTTACTTCAATAGCAAATTATCTATCAGGAGATATAAAATCAACTTATGGAGATATAGCCGCAGAAGCGTACGCAAAACAAGATTTTGACCAAAGATACCCAGAAGCGGTAAGTCTATTTGAAAAAGAAAAAGCAGAATCAGATAATGCTTTTGATTCTTATTATAGGTGGTTTAGGTCAGTTTTAGATTATACTCATTCGAATTATTATGAAAAAGAAGAAGATATATCTAAAGGTCATTATTGGACTCATTCTGGAACATTAAATTATTATGGAAGTGTAGAACCTTGGGTATTTAGTTCACCTTTAGGTCTTGAATATATATCACAGTTTAAGGAAGCAAGAAGTGCATATTTAAATCTTCAAGCCCTAGAAGAAGAAAAACTAGCAAGAGGATTCAAAAACGGAGGATACACAGGGGCAGGAAACCCTAATGAAATAGCAGGTGTCGCCCACAAAAATGAATACTATGTAAAATCACCAGTGCTAAATAGACTTGGTGGACCAATGGAAGTAGAAAACCTAATAAATGAAGGACTAAGAAAAAAAGATTTAGAAAGAGCAGGAATGACTACATCAATGTCTTATACATCAACTGCAAATAATGAAAGTTATAATATTTCAAACATCATTTTATCAAAAATTGAAAAAAGTATGGTAAGATTAGTTCAAAAAATGGAAAGAAACAACCAGTTATCAGGTGCAAGTGTGTCTGTTCAACAAGAAATAAGAAGAGAAGTGAGCATGTAATGAAGTTTTTTGAACAAGAAATAACAGAATTAACTGATTCGAATATTCCATTAGATTGGAATAAATGGGTTTCAGGAAATACTTACACTTATGAAGACGACAACTCACTAACAAACGCTTCAGTAGTAACTCACAACAACTACTACTGGAGGTCAGCAACAATAAATAATACCGAAGAGCCTTCAGAAAGTTCTCTAAAGTGGGCTTACCTAAATGGAACAAAAGAAGAATCTGTCTCAAATAAACTAGCACTACTTGACAATAAAACAACTACAATAACAAAAATAGAAAACGATGATCTAATAGTAGAATTTGAAAGAAAAACAATAAACACACTTGTAATAGGTAACTTCTCAGCATCAAAAGTAAAAATAGAACAACTTGATGAAAATAAAGTTGTCTTAGAAGGCTACACGCAAGAATTTAATTACTATCCAGTATTTGGTGTATATGATGCATGGACCTATGGAACAGCACCTTTTGTATTTGAAACTAACTCTAACGAACTAGTAGAATTAAAAGGTATAGGTAAATACGTAAGAGTAACTTTCTATCAAAATATATATAATGAAACATCTGTAGGGTACCTTTTTGGAGGAAGTCCAATATATACAGGAGATACAGTAGATGAAGTACAGATAGATTTCGATTCATACAAAACGCAACAGAATGGAGATATAGAAACTTTTGCACCAAAACAAACAATGTCTTTCCAGACACAAGCACCAAGAGAATTTACAGATCAAATAAGACAAATAGTGTCAACTCTTAGAAGTGGCGCAGTAAGAATTTTTATAATAGATGATACAGATTCAACACTATATAAAAACCTTATTATTTTAGGTGAGCTACAATCAGCTCCAATAACAATAGACAGCTTTGATGAACATATTACATCATGGACTGTTTTTGAAAATCCATAGGAGAAAAAATGGCAAGAATAAATACAACTTTTACAGCTTTCCCTGCTGTACCTAAGAGAACACAAGATGCACCGCTAGATTTTGTACTTAAATGGGAAACATACGAAGACTTTAGATCAACAACAAATTACAATGAGTTAACTAGCTTTATTCCAGAAGCAAACGCACTACGTGATGAGGTAAACACCTTTTATAATAACACATTAGCATACAGAGACACTACAAAAATATACAGAGATGAATCACTTGCTAACAAAGATTTATCATTACAATACAAAACCGCAGCAGAGTTAGCATACAACAATACAGAAACTTTACTAAATACTCTAGTTATACCAACAGAAGCAACTTATAACTATCAAGAAGCAGATAATAAGTTTCAGTATAAAACAGATTCGTTTTTAAATTTTAACATAGGAGAATAAATTGGCAACTCAAAAAGAAACAATAGAAACGATATTAAGCAAAATATCAACACTTGCACCAACAGCGACAACAAGTGAAAATTTAGCAAGATTAATAGAAGGCGGGAAATATGCTGTACATAGCAAAAGTTATCCAGAACTAACAGGGCTTCAAAAAACAGCAAAACAAGCAATACTTGATAAATCGGAAACACTTTTAAATAGTGAAACAGATTTAGAGCAATTTGCATGGCTAAATAAATCTTTAGATAATTACTTATTTAAATCTTTAGATGGTACAAGTTTTACAACAAATGATTTACTAAGCCCTATGGGTGGTATCTATGATGAGGTAAACGATTGTTGGTACGATTTAGGACATAATATACCATTTGTACAAATGCAAAGAAGAAGAGTAGTATGTATAGGTAATCCTATGTTTGGTGGAGAAGTATATAGATACTTAGACCCAAATGATTCATCAAAGTTTGAAGACGGTAGCGATGCAACAGCATATATCGCTGGTGGTTCATTAGATGGAAGCTCATCAACTTATCAAGTATATGTAGAAGAGCCTAAGTTTTATCATATTCAAGAAAAGATTGGCGGACTGTTTTATATGGCTGTATCGCTTGCACCATTTACAATTACATCACTTTCAGGTCAAGTTTTAACATCATCTACACACCCACAGTTTAGAAAATCAGGCTGGACAGCTGGAAAAGATGGCACAGACTCAGCAAATGAATATGACTACGCTTATAAATCAGCTTTTGAGGGTGTATATTTTGATGATAGTGAAGCAACACAGAAAACTTTATCAAATGGTAATCTTCAAGAAAATGGAGTGACTATTGATTCATTAAACGATAAGATTTTATCAGTAGCCAATTTATCTTTATATTTACAACCAGCAACTTATATCACGAGAGGAAATGCAAGAGCACTAATCGCAAATGCATCAAATAAGCAATGGTCGTGGCACCAATATACTGCTACAAGATTATTATATCTATGTGAATACAAAAACCATAACTCACAATCTACGATAGGTGGATATACTGAGGGCGGAAGTTTTTCATATGGAAAAGTTGCACCAACGGGAACAACACTCTCTCTTGGAAACAAAACAGGTGCTATCTTAAATAACGGCTCAGTTATTCCAACTATCGGTGGAGTTTCAACATCTGCTATTATTGGTATGTCGTACAGAGGAGAAGAGAATATATTCGGTAATATCTGGAAGTGGTGCGACGGTATAAATGTGAGCAACTGGGAATCATACGTGTGCGATATAGATGATGCATTTGTAGATGATACTTTTACGGGAGACTATTTAAAATTAGGTGTAAAAATGCCTACAACAAATGGTTATCAAGCAAAAATGCAATCAAGCTTTTTACCAGAAGAAATAGGTAGTTCATCGTCTAAGGATATTACAGATTATTACTATCAGTCATCTGGAAGTCGTGTCGTGCTACTTGGTGGCGGTTTGAACGCTGGTTCGCTTGCTAGCTTGGCGTTTTTCAATTGCAACGCTTCGTCCTCGACTGTGAACGTGAGTATTGGCTCACGGTAAAAAAATTTTTTAATATAACCTTAAAGTTTGCTTAAAGCAAACAAGGGTTATGCAAGGCAACAATGTCGTGATACTTGGTGGCAATTTGAACAATGGTTCGAATGCTAGCT